TTATTGCTGAAATGTCTCGTTAATCATAGTTTGCACCTTTTTTAAAATATCCGGTGGACACATTTCAATAAATTCGGGATTACGCTTACTCAAGTCAAGCGTTAATAAATGCTCCGTTAAAACACAACCCCTGGTAGTAGTGCGACTATCTAAAGGCAGGTGTAAGGGGAAGTTCTTAGTATTAGTCGTAATGGGTACCACGTGTACTAATCTGCTTACTTTCTCAAAATCTGAGATAGATAGCACTAGTACTGGTCGTCGTCCATCCTGCTCATGCCCCCTCACTGGACCTAAATCTGCCCAAATAATCGCTCCACGTTCGAAATTTTTTTCCAATTCAAACACCTGATTCCATTTATTTTTTTGCCCAAACATCAATAACTCCCAGCATGTTTGGGCAAGTGTTTTTTTGGTTAAAAAATTTCATTTCCTACTGGGTCACCCCAGTCAAATTCAGCTTGATCCTGACTAGCCAAATAATCATGTACATCGAACCCTGCAAACCGTTGCATCAATCGTGACTCTTCCTTTTGTGGTGAAATCAAAATCTTGCCATCCTCTACAGAGATTTGAACTGGCGTATTAATTGGGTTAACAATTCCAATCTCTTTGAGGATTGACTTTTTTAGTCTGATTCCTTGCGAGTTGCCTAATTTAACAATCTTTGCGGATAACAACATAATAATCCACCCCATTCTAAAACTTTATTGTTGAAAAGCATATAAACGACTTAATTTTCACCTTCACAGACATAATGTATTCCTCCTAGACAATAATTGATACAAAATTAGTATACACCCCCTGTATACATTATGTCAAAAAGTCTTATCTTACATATAAATCAAAAATTCCAAACTGTCCAATTAAGGTCAGTGTGGGATTTTATTGTTTTGTCTAAAATTACAACTTTCGTAGTTAAAAATTAATTTTTGCTGTTGCACCAGCATTCTCTCATCATTACAACACTTATACAATGAAAGCATAAATTTCACAACAAACTAAAAAATCCCTACACCAGCAATTGCTAGTGTAGGGATTTCGTCTATTTTATAATCAATTTTGTGCCCGGATAAATCGTTGAATAGATACTATCACCGTTTTGCGCTGCCAACGCGTAGACGCTTAAGCCATTGCGTTGAGCAATCGCCCACCATGAATCACCGTACTTGACTGTATAATACGTGTGAGAATAACCAGCTTTAGAATACCACCTGCCAATTGCCAGTAATGTAGTTTCACAGTAGTGAGTATTAAAGTTGCACGATTTCTCATGTATTCCTATGATAATAATGGAACCTAGTAATAATCTGGTTTCCTCTTTCGCTAAGATACTTTCTCTTATGTATTAGCCGTCTGCCTTTACAGCAGGCGGCTTTTTACGCAAAAAATCCCCCACGCCGAAGCGCAGGGGAAAAGTTGCACAATGATCAAGCTCCACAATTAATGAAACTCTATATCAAGTTATAGCCAGTAGTTATTATAGCACTATTTTGCCGCTTGTGAGGCGGATTCTGACGCCGTTTCAGTATCAGATGATGCAGAACTATTCACTACAGCGACTGTAGACGTGGGTGCTTGTAATTCGTCAGCGGCCTGATTAGCGGTCGCTTCAACCTGACTTTCCTCATCGTTATCAGTCGTTGGTGCCGTCACCGTTTGAACGTCAGTAATNCTTTTTCATTTGATTTGGCTTCCTTTTCATATAGATGTTTAAGTTCAATGTCATGACCATCTAACCGGTCTTCTACCTTAATGACCCGATTTTCAATTGCGTTAATTGTTTCGGCGTTTTGCTGTCGTACTTTTAAACTTTCATCAGTAAAACGGCTAAGCCGCTTGCCTAAATTGTTAAGTGGAATGCGGACCGTCTTATTGAGAATCCAATTAGCTAATACACAAATACTAGTGACAATTGCAGCAATCGATCCCCATTCATCCCAACCTAAACCTAATAGTGTATGCAATCACCGCACCACCAATCTCTGGCCAGGATAGATAGTGGTGTAAATTGTCTTGCCATTATGACTAGCTAATGTAGTCATACTTAGGCCGTTGTGCTGAGCGATTGACCACCAGCTGTCGCCAAACTTGACTGTGTAATACGTATGACTAACCAGCTGACCAGTAACTCGCTTCCCGTAAGCTGGCCCATTGGTGACACCTAGCTTGATAAAGCCATACAGGCCGTTTGAACGGGTGTAGCGTGCCCATACATAGTCGTGTTCAATAGTAACCGCGTTGTAAATCACACTCTCACCCTTGTAATAGGTAGCCACTTGACTAACTTTGTCGCTATCCGTATATCGTACGGCCAGAGTCCGATTAGGATAGAACACCCCACATTGGTTGTATTTAACAACCTTAAAGGTGGCCTTCTTAGCTGCCTGAGCCTTTTGAGCCTGCTTAACATTGGCCTGAGCTTTAGCCTTGCTAGCAGTTGTATAGCCTGACTTGGTAATGCCCGTTAAATCAACGTTGCCGTCTAATCCTTGTGGAACGCCATTCACATAGCCAGTAATCCGATACATACTCGTAAACTGGAATATAGCCACGCCGTCCATGCTAGGAAACCAGTTATAATCAGGACTAGTTCTAACCAGATAGTCCGGATATTCAGCTAGCCATAAACAGCTACCGTAGGCACGTACAATGGCACTCACATTAACATGTGCATTTAAATAATCTTTGCCACCATAAAGCGTTGGGGTATAGCCATACGCCTTAATTAACTTAAATTGAGTTTTAATGACGTTAGTGTTGGCTGTCACACTATTAGAAGCCCCGTCCTCATAGTCTAGCGCTACAATACTACCCTTGGGCGTCCTAACACGTGGCAAGTAATAGGCCATCATAGCCTTGGCATTGGTCATATTGCCACCGACACCATCCCACAAATAGGTGTGTACCCGTTTACCAGCCTGCTGAGCTGCTTTAACTTGGCTGTTATACGTGGTTTGAGGGATATTAGTACCGCCATAGAAGCCACCTGCCTGTGATAGTACAAACTTATCAGTGTTGTAGCCAAATGTCCCACTATTACCGTTATATTTAGACCAATCAACCCCTTGGTCACGGCTAGTTGAAGCCTGACTGGTAGCATTGACCATCAAAAAGGCCATAAAAATGGCGCCCACCATTAAGATGAGTGCCTTCAACTTGCGCTTATTCAATTGTCTGCCTCCTATTGTACGCTGCTATTATCTGCGGTAGCTGATACCTGTGCAGCTTTGTAGGCTGTAATTGCATCGGATACTTGAGTAACCTGAGTTTGGGTAATCAGTGATTTTACTAGATAATTGCCAGCGTATACAGTTGCTAAGTCCGATGGAATCAATCCATTGTTAATACTGCTAATTAATCCTTCTGTTAAAAATTCGCTCAAATCAAAACTCATGACAAAGACCCCCCTAGCGCTACAATAGCCGCTTTTATTTTTGCGTAATCCGATTGCGTCAAAATTTCTTCTGGATTAGGACTCCAATCGGTAGCTAAGCTACCCGTTTCGATTTTTGGCGAGTGGCACCAAATTTCACCAATATCATTCACATACAGCTTAAATACACCAACCGTATCATCTGTTACTATTCCGGGCAGATAAATTTTAGTATAGATATCACTATCAATCGTAAACGTTTTAGCCATACCGTCAAAACTTAAATATAATTGACCATGTCCACGAGCCATAACACTTTGGGTAACAGCTTCACCAACTTCAAATTTATGAGTCGGGTATTGATACAAGCCAATTGCAGCGCTTCCAAGACTATTTTTGATATGCAATACTGTATTATCGACGCCAGCTTCAGTGATTAATTCAAAAATTTCTGCTTTGTCATGTAAGTTTTGAGACCAATTGGGATTTAACGTGGCAGAATTTAAAAGGTAATTTTGTCCGCCGACCTGCAAGTTATTAACCTGACTCTGCAAACTCTGGAATGCCGGTGCACTAATTAACCCAGTGTTATCAACAGTCCCTGTATCGCCTTTGTCACCTTTGTCACCCTTAGGACCTTGAATACCAGTTGCTCCAGTATCACCTTTATCCCCCTTATCGCCCTTGTCACCCTTATCGCCTTTATCACCTTTATCACCTTTGGCAATCGTGCTTGCGGCTTTATTCAGTTCTTCCACAAAATCGTCAAATGTAATGGTCGTAATCGTGGCACCCGAACTATTTTCGATGTTGGTTGTTACTATAAAGTTGAGTGGGTTGCCACTAGGATAAATGCTAGTCCCTTGGTCGTCCGTCACCCAGACTTCTAAACAGTAATTACCGGTTGGAAAATTATCCAGCGTGTCCTTGTCAAAGCTAAAATTGAATTGTCCAATTGGTAGTTTTGCTAAACTATCAATACTAATTAGCTGTCCACGTAGATAACCGCTACGGTTACCAATCTTGACAGTAATTAATTTCGCCGTTGTCAGGTCAACCGGTAGGTCTTCATTTTTACAGACCAGCGTAAACGTGGTTTCATCATCGCCGACTTTAACCTCTTGCGGTGTTTCATACGCAAATTCAAGTGTCTTTGTCATGTCATCGCCTCCTGTTATTTAGTGGTTGGTGCCACATAATCCTCACCAGTGATTTCTTTGTATTGATCGGCTGTCAAGCCGAATCCCACAAACACCTTATAGTAGTTAGCGTCATTTTGACCCCAAGATTTAAACAGTTGGCATTCTTCATAAATAGTCATTATTTAGCACTCCCTTTGCTTAAAGTTGCAATCTTTGCTTCTTGATCCATGGCTAATTGTTTTAATTGGATAATGTCTTTTTCCTGTTGCATCAGTAATTGTTGCTCAGTTGTGGGCATTGCCGGTGTCTCTGTTGGCGCCGTGTAGTCTGGATTAATGACAATCAAATTCTGCTTTAATAAATACCGTCCAGGCTGAAAGTCAACCGTAAACTCGTCCGGGATTTGACCCGTATAATCGATTCCCCCTGTCAAGCTTCCAAAAGACGCATAGCTCGTAATTTGTTGTTGTTGATCGACTAATAACTGCATCACGTTACCCCCTAATTCCTTCGATTCGTTGTAAAACCGTATCTGTAACTTGAGTTGAATTTCCTGGTGACGGATTAAATAATACTTGAGAAATCGTCATACTGTTACCATCATCACTCTGGTCTATCGTAAGCTCAAGTGAACGGGTATTTTTACCATCATGAGTTTGGCCGACTTGTGTAATATAACGCGTTTTACCATTTGTTGCTGAAGTTCTCAGGCGTGTTTGACCTAATGCTGTATTCACAAAAAATTGTAAATCATCAAATTCATTGATAGATGATTTTAAATTAACTGTATCGCCAAGCTTAGCTGAACCTTCCCACAATTTGACGGGCATAACAGAATGAGGATCTCGCCACTTACCCTGATACTTTTCAATATAGGTTAGACTACCAATAAACAGCAGAATGCCATAATCACCGTCATCAGTAAACACAGCTACAATAAATCCATTAGCATATTCATTATCCATATGTGGCAAATTATTTTCAGTGCTGTGGTAGTGATATAAACCACTTTCATTAATCGCTTGAATATCATTGTTTGGCACGGCTACCGCATCCTTGAAAGCGTCCCCAGTTAGTAGCACATTACGCCCATTAACCGTTAGTTGATCGGTGAAGTTCTTCGTCCCACCAATCGCCATTTGGTTACCGCTAGTCATGACTAATTTATCAGTTGCGTCCTTAATCGCTTGCGTTAAGGTATAAGGATTGGTTGGATTGCCATCCTTATCGACGAGTTGATCGAAATATTCTTGTGTCATTTACTAAAACTTCCTTCCTACACTAGCTTTCTCTGATTTGGATCATAAGAAATTACCGTGTCAAATGGAGCTAATTTAGTGTCTAAATCGCTGGTTTTGACAATGTTGCCAGCCTTAATTTGAACGTTCAAATTATCAATTGCGTCTTGAGCATTCTTGGCAGCGTCTTGGACACCCTTGACTTGGGTGGCAAAATTATTTTCTTGTGTTAGTAAATCTTTAAGACTAGCATCGTACTTGGCTTGAACGTTCGCAACCAAAGCATCATAATCGCTGAGATAATCTTTACTATTAATCCCCATTTCAACAATGTTTGAATCAACATGAATGGCCACATCAACGGTCGTATCGACTTGATCGCCACGCATTAATTTGAAAAATGCTTGTTTGTAATCCCCCTTAACCGTAAAAGCTTGCGGCGGGAATACGTACCTAAAGATGCCGCCTTGTGGGTCTAAGACAGTTCCACCGTTATTATCAATAATATGAGTATCGTCAGCTTTGACCCCTTCAAACACGACGTTAATTCCAGTCAGATCATAATTTCCACCATTAGAAACCAGCTTCACGGTAACAGCCTTGAGGCCACCATCGCCAACCCTGGCATAAATGGCTTGCTTGGTCACTTGGTTATCTGGTACTTTAGTAATGTCATACACTAAATCTTGGTTTGCCATTTAGTTCACTCCTATCCATAGAAATAATATAGTTGCTTGGCTAATTCTTGGGCAATAAGCTGATGACCAACACTATTCGGGTGTAAGCCTTCTGGCATCATTTTTTTCCGAAAGGCTGGGTTCATCGGCTGAAATAATGCCGGTTGCATGAAGTCGGCGTATGGTAAATCCAAATCGGTGCAAGCTAACTTTTGTGCGTCCATGTAATCATGCAAATCCTTACCTAGATCATTTTTGGTGCGGTCTGTCCGTCGAATTGTAGTACCATTAACCGGTACTTGCAGTGTCGCTGTCATGACAATAATTTTAGCTTGTGGATTAAGCGAGCGAATATTGTCAACGACACGGTAAAAGGCACCAATGTAAGAAGTTTTTTCATCGTCTGACTTAGTACCGACGAGGGAATTTGCTAACCAATCATCATCAGTTCCTTGAATGATTACTAAATCGCAGCCAGCAATTTGCTTACTCTGAGCGTAAATACTGTTATCATCATTGTTCATCATATGAGCACCGCTGCTTGATACGTTATTAATCTTGGCCCCGGAAGCTTTCACTAAAACATCCCCAAAGTTGACGTCAGCAAGATGACCATGTGCGACACTATCGCCGATAATGCCAATATTTTTAGCATTTTTAACAGTAGTAGAAAGCGCCAAGTAATCAGTGCTAATTCGGCCCGCATCGTCAACCGTGATGGGTCGTTGCCATATCTCGGTGATACCTTTAAGATAGTTAATTTCAGCCATCAGCCGGTCACTCATTGAAGCTTGTTGCTGGCCTTGTGAATCAGTTCTAAACGTCAACACTTCTTGTGTAATTTGAAGTGGTGATAAGTCAGGCAAAACAATTGCTCGTATTTCTCCCCATAGCTCGTTTTTAAACGCTTCAAGCTGTTCTGGCTGGATAATTAATTGATTGACCTCTTTTTCTAAATCATTAACTTGGGATTTGATTGTTTCCCAGTCGTTTTCATTTAAAGCATCTTGAATTATCGTAAAATTAGATATCAGCATTTCCCGTAGCGGAGCATCATACACAGCAGATAATTCATTAGCGAATAATTTAATGCTCATTCAACCGCCTCCTTCTTTTGCCACGTCACTTTCCCGTCATTATCAATGGCAGGTTCCCATACCGTTCCATCTGGTGACGTCAACTGCCCAATTAAACTTAGTCGTTGGTCCAAGTCATCACTAGTAACTAACTCTGGTTTATTGGCAATCTTCTCCCAGCTAATTGGAAACTGCATTGAAAGAATATTAATAGCCTGTTGCACCGTCATTTTATCCATTCGCGGCACCACCCAATGCATTAAGTCTTGCTAGTGTACTCGCATCAGTAATCAAATCATTGCCGTCTACAGCATCAAGCCCGGCCTTTAGCTGTGCGATTTGCTTACCAGAATCACTATGAGCAGTCTGCAATCCCGCGGTGATTTGTGTAAAGCTTTTGGTCATATTGCCAAATGTCACGCTAGTCGTCGCTGGGTTAACCAAATCAATCACGGTTTCACTGATTCGAGTTTCAACATCAACACCATTGCGATCCCGAATATAGCCATAATTTCCAACCTCACTGTTATTAATCATTCCAGATACCGAGTTAGTCTTGAAATCATTCAATGTCGCAGTTCGCTGAATCAACGGCACATCTTGTAATTTTGATTTCAAATATGCCAATAGGGAATCACTATTCGTGAACCGCTCATCAGAAATTGGCTCTGCATCAATTACACCCCACGTTGTTGCGTTAGGACTCGTGTACTCAGCAGTAGCCAATGGCTTTTCTTTGTCGTCTAACTTACCTGTACCTTTAATATGAGTTGCAATCGTCGTGTAATCACTCTCATCGGTCAACGAGCTAAGATTCAATCCATCTAACCAAACGAAAGCATCACGCTTACCGACTTGTTTATAAATATCAATGTGCTTGCCCGTACTAGTCCATTCGAAATTGAAGTCCGACATCAAAGTGTTTAAGAATAAATCAAATGCTAATCCAGTACCGAAATCTTCAGGAAAATCATAATGATTGAAATCATCATGAATCGTATACGTAAAACCAGTGCCTTCAGTAATTAGCTGCATACAGCTATCGAGCGACTGGGATCCCTTTATACTCTTCTCAACGTAATGGTCATTTAAATCGTGCACAGCGCCTAGAAACGTTGCTTTAACATTGCGACTACCACCGATGTTAGATCCATTCATGGTCTGAATACGATAAGCTTCACCACTATCAGAATCTAGCAAAAGCGTGCGTGGTTGCAACATGCCTACGGCAGACGCATTCGTACCCGTGTTAATGAACGTCAATTCCAACTGCGCCACTTGATTCACGGTTTCAGTCAATTGTGCTGAAATTGGGATAACTGGTAGTTCGTTACCTGTTACATCACGTAAATAAAACACTTTCACACCTCCTAAACGTAATACCGTGTATCAAATTCCAAATCATAATTAGTTGCGCCTGCAATTTGTAGCTCGTTAATCCCTTTGACGTAATCTAAATAGGCATGATTCCCCTTGCTGTAGACATTCACGCCATCCACAACTGGAACCATGCCATATAAAATTAGAGTTTGGGATTTCTTCAACGCTTGATTTAACTGAAACACTTGTCCCGTAGTTTTGTTAGTAATCGATAATTGACTAGCCACATCTCCATGGAAGGTTAATGTGGCCGTCTTGCCATCAGCCAGCAGCGGAATTGAGCCACCAACAAACACCTTGACGTCACTTTGATTGGTGAAACGATACGGCGGCAAACATGCAAACGGAATATCAAATCCTAATGGAATGTTATTCTCCATGTTAGCAGTAGTGTTAATCGTCTCACCAAATCCACCAGTAACAACTAGGTTAACTGTGATATCCTCCGTCATAATAGGTGACGCTTCATAAGGGTCTACATTAAAACCATCATCCGCATGGACTGGCCAACGAATCGATGGAATGACGCTACTAACAACATAAAAATCTTCGTAACCACGAAATAAATCAAACAGCTTCAACCGCATTAGTTCTTGGTCAACTGAGTCAATTGTTTTAACGTCAAAAACTAGCGGTATCTTGCGTTCACTCGTGTGTGTTTCAGATGAAGCTACATTGTACTTACCAACTGACGTGTAAGTTCGAGTGAACGTTGGTGCAGGTGGTGAAAACTTTTCTACTTGAATACCCAAATCAGATAGCCAGTAATTACTGCCATCCTGTTGAATCACTTGAATATCTAACTCCATCTATTTGCCTCCTCTCGCTCGATCAATGACAACATCTTGGCCTAGAGCCAGCTTAATTAACGGATACTGGGCATTAAAAAGGACGCCATTATCTAGTTTGGCAGTGATGTTAACTGTCTTGCTAGTAATTGCGTCCACTAATGACTTGACCACACCTAATACCTCACCAGTTCCGTTCGCCACTGTACCACTGACTGCGACGGGCCCACCGTTCTTAGGAACATCTAAGGGGATGGTACTATTTAATCCAGCGGCCTGCTCCGCACTTGTAGCAACGAAGGCCTGCTGACCAAATGACATCTTGACAGCTTGGTCCGTTAAATACTTGCTGTAATTCGACTGATCATCCGGGATATGAATTTCACGTTGGTTATGCTCAGATACCCATGCTAACTGTTTCTCATAGGACTCACCGCCCTTGTCAAAACGACGATGACCACTGGGCGCCCAGCCGCGATTCCACATCAAATCGTTGTACCAGTTGGAATCATTAAATAACGCCAATAATTGGTCATAACCATTAGCACGGTTTCCATGGCCTTTAACCGCGTAATACCGGAATGTTTGTCCAATAAATTGAAGCAACCCTTGGGCAGGGTCAACACCAGTATTGACATCCACATAGCCATGTTGAAATACTGTTGGATTACCACCGGACTCGTGATTGATGGTATTAAGGATTTTCTTAACGCCATCTTCAGGCATCGATACGTGCATAGCAGCGGCGGCTCGTTTGATGTACGGAATCTACCGTGTTACACCAGCGCCACCCGGATTACCAGCACCCTCAATGGCTAGTTTCTTTAGCCAATTGGTTTGTTTCTTTTCCCAGTCCTTAGTATCTGGGCCAAACTGGTTCTGTGAGCCACCCGGAAATAGGTTCATATCAAAACTTGAATCTATTAATTTTTCCCAGTTCTTAATCGGGTGCTCCATGAACTTCATAGCATCACCAAATAGGTTCTTGATCCAATCAACGATGTTACCACCAGAACCAGTCGCAAACATCGGTAACCCCATCATTTTAAGGAATGGTGCCGCTTTTTCAGTATCCTCACCTGAAAAGACTTGAGCACCGACAGGCAAGTGGGTCACAGTTGGAACAGCCGGTGACAGTCCTAATGATCCATTACCGTAATCAATCAATTCTGGCTTATAACCATCACCGACTATTGCAGTTTCAGGACTTGTGATTTTACCATTAGTACCGGTTTTATGTGGTATCCCTGTCGTTATACTTAACTTGTTTTCAGTTGCTGTGTAAGAACTCTTGCCACCAACAGCTTTAGACAATGCATTAACGCTAGCTCCACCTTGATCGAGGTTATGAGCCACACCCTTTCCAACTCCGCCAGCAGACTTCAAGGGGTCGGCAGCTTTCTCAACTAGGCCTTGATTGAATGATTCCATTGTATCGTTACCAGCACCAACAGCTTTTTGCCCCAAAGTCATAACATCTTTGATGGTTTGAGCAGTCCCTGTAACTGAATTAATAGGCACCTTTTTCTCATCGTTGATACCATCGTTATAACTATCCATGGTCTTACGGCCGCTTTCACCAATATCGATATTAGTCTTCCCCTTAACCATCGCTGCTAATACTTTCAAGTAGTTTTCAGTTGAAATTTTTTTATCAGCATAAGCCTTGTTAAGGGTATCCATGGTCCATGACCCTTCGCCAGTGATATTGATTTTAGCCCCACTCTTTACAGCTGACTTTAGCTTATTCAATGCAGATTTAGCACCAGGGATACCCAATTCAATACCTGTTGCTAAAGTATCAATATCTTTTTGCCCAATCTTTTTCAAGTTATGATCAAAAATATTAGAAATTGCTTTACCATAACGTGTCTTTAAACCACTCTTGGTAATAATTCCAAGATCCAAGCCTAATTTGAGTGATTGAATATCGCTCTTACCCAGCTTAGATAAATCCTGCTTAAAAATAGCAGCATATTGTTTGCCATACTTACCCTTTAAATCGGAGTCTGTAATTGAGCCATCTTTCAAACCTTTTTTCAATGTTGAAATATCATCTTTACCCAGCTGTGATAAGTCTTTAGGAAACAGCCCCATGATTTTTCCATTGAATTGTCCATTTAGGTCAGATAATGTAATTACGCCATCTTTGAGGCCTTGCTTTAGAGTCTTCATTTCCTGATCGCTTACTTTAGACATATCATTGGGGAACAAGCCAACAATTGAATGACCAAACGTAGGTGCTAAACTTTTAAGCGATAATACTCCCGATGATAAACCGGATCGTAATTGTTCAATCTCGCTTTTAGACAAATCACCTATCTGATCTTTTCCATCATTTTCAAATTCATGAAGAATAGACGCAAAATAATATTTTGCTTCTTCAAAGCCAGTTTTAGATCCCGATTTTATATCACTCCAAAACGAGGCAGCTGTCTTCTTACCATACTTTCCAAGATCAATCTTGCTAGTTGTGTCTGAAAGATCCAGACCCCATTGCTTAGCAACTGCCGTAGCACTGCCCAGGCTTCCGTTGTTCAGTGCCTTAATATAATCGCTATGAATCTTAGCGGCCGCTTTGGCGTTATCAGCACCCGACTTAGTAGTGGTTGCTAGTAAGTCATCAGCGTCAACTTTGGCTTGAGCAACAGCTTGGTCAGCATCCATCCCCATTGCCTCATAGGCTTTTTCCTGAGACTTCTGGAACTTAGCTATATTCTTTTCAATGGTCCCATGCGCGTTGACTTGATCATCAATGTACTTCTGATTGTCTTTCTTATGATCAGCAATCCACTTAGCTGCAGATTCTTCGCTGTTGCTGACATCGTCCCAATAAAGCTTTTCCTTTTTGCCATTCTCATCGGTAATCGTTTTCGTGTATTCATCATCAAGCGTTTGCTTAGTACGCAAGCTTTCACGACCATTGTTGTTATACGCATCGCCAGCCGCCTTTTCAGTTTTGATGTATTCCAATGAAGCTTGAGTTTGTTGCTTGTTACGCTTAGCGTCAAGCATGGCAAGTGCTTGGTCGTATTGGTCTTTGCTAATTTGGTCATTTTTTCTTAGCGATTTCAGCTCAGACAGACTCTTCTTGTAACTATCACTTGCCTTGCCGTAAGTCTTAGAGTATGCCGAATCTGCTGACTTCACGTCTGCCTTATACATGCCATCTGTAATAGTTCCATGCTGTTGCGCATAAGCTTTATACAAGGCTTGTTGGTCCTTGTAAGCCAAGCCAAACGCAGAAATCTGCGAATCAATGTAAGCCTCAGCCTCATTTAGTTTAGCCTTTTGAGTAGTAGACAGCTTTGAGAAGTCACCGTCAACTGACTTTAAAATGCTCTCCATCGTTTTTTTAGCTTTTTCAAGCTTACTAGTTTGCCCATCAGCCCGCTTATCAACGCCCTTTTCAACTTGCGTTACCCAGCTATTGCCAGCACTTCCAAAGCTTCCGGATAAGTCGGATAGTGCATCCATCCCGGCCTTTTTAGTCTTGGAAAACTGTTGTTCAACCAAATCAGCCATCTTACTGTATTTAGTAACCACATCGCTAGATAATTGTTTAGACTGCTTACCTACCGCGGTGTCCAATAGTGCCATATCATTCTTGGCTTTTTGATGTAGTTCGTTGAATGAGCCAATTGCTTTTTGCGAGTTTTGACTAATATTGGCACCATATTCGTCCATCGAAGCACGTTGGCGCTTCAACTGGTCACTATGCTCCTTGCCGGCTTTAATCGCAAAATAAGTTGCTGTCCCCACAGCTGCTACACCTAACACGACCGGGGCGGCAGCCGCAGCCAATGCGCCCAATCCTGAAACTGTACCTAATGCTGACCCGCCTAAACCTAACAAGGATGCTGAACCTGTTTCTGCGCCACCACTAAGGCCAGCAATGACAGTACTGGCCGCACCGCCATCTTTAACTAAAGTGCCAAATAACGGTGATAGTTTAGCAGCACCAACCAATAGTTTCATAGATCCACTAGTTAGTAGCCCTACACCAGAGGTCAATTTGCCAAACATGCTAATCAATGGACCACCAGCTGCAACAGCTAAGCCTGTATTAAGAATTAGCTTCTGCGTTGCCGGATCTAAGTCGCTAAAACGGTCTAGCATATTCTTTAACTCACGAATAATGGGCGTGAGGGTTGGTAGGAATTTCTGCCCAAATTCAATCTCTAAAGCGTTTAAACTAGATTTAAATTGGGCCATGGTGAACTGACTCGTGTTACGCATGGTTTTGTTGTATTTATCAACGGTTCCATTGCTGTGTTCGATCTCATTAGATAACGATTTGTACCGGTCAAGATTAGCGTCCATCAAGGTCATACCAACCTTCATATTTTCTTGACCAACAACGTTATACATAAATGACTGGCGCTGCTTATCATTCATCTTCTGGTAGGCACCCTGCATTTGTCCAAGAATATCAAAGACGTCTTTCATTTTGCCTTTGCTATCGAATACTTGAATATTGTATTTCTTTAAATCCTTAGCTGCTTGACCTGTCCCTGTTCCAACTCGTGTCATCAATGATGACAGCCCCGTACCAACAGAACTAGCGTCAATACCAGCAGACTTTAAGCGCCCTGCAATTGCCATAAATTCATATGTTTTAACGCCCATGGCGTGCATTGCAGCACCAGCATTACCACTAATTTCTTTCAAATCGTCTAATGACATGGCTGACTTATGGGTGGCTTCAGTCATCTGATTCATCAAGCTATTACCATTCTTGATTACAGTACTGTTTGAACCCAAGTTCTGACCAAATTGTTCAAGCATAGAAGCGGTCAGTTTAATAGACTCCCCAGACTGATCGGAATTAGCGGTCATAGTCTTTAACAACTCTGGCATCATTCCCATGGCTTGTTTGACATTGTAACCATTAGAAACCAATTCAAACATACCATCATTGATTTCTTTGGTACCAACACCAAATTCTTTGGACCATTTTAATGTGTCTGAAGATAGATTCTTCATAATTGAGCTTGTTTGGCTAGCAGAGTATCCTTGTGCAACAACTTCCTTACGGATATCAGCTAATTGATATTGATAATCGGAAGCGGCTTTAGTTGCTACACCCAGTGCTGTGACAATAGGTACCGTAAAACCAATAGTGGCCTTACTTCCAAGAGAGCTAATCTTTTCACCAGCATTTTGTATCTTAGTACCCATTATCATGGCTTTGTCAGCTGCGGCAGCCATTTCAGGTGTTAATGCACCAACACCCTTTTGCAACTTGCCTGCTGACAAAACCAGAGCTTGCTGTTCACGTTCAAGGGCAGCATATTTACTTTTAGCTGCTACTACTTGAGCAGAATTATCACCTTCTGCTCGTGACAGACGACCAATTTCACCAGCTGTTGCTGTCATCTCTTGTCGGTTAGCTTGCAACTGCGCTTTATAAGAGTTCAACTTAGAAACTTGAGAAGACATGTGCAGCCCTGCTTGTTCTTGAGCGGCTGATAGCTTACTATAACTGGCTGCAGTTGTCTCTAACCCTTGATTCAACACTTTTAAATTGGTAGCTGCTTTCGGGCTAACATCCACGTCTTTAAATGTTCGCTTAAGAACTTCGGCTTGTGCAAGTGCCTCTTTAGCGATTAAGTCCACGTTAATCTTGACACTACCAGCAATATCAGCCATCTACACACATCCTTTCTATATTTTCCCTTGCTCCCGTAACTCTTTCATCCGTAACGCCTTGTGTGGCATATCTAAATTAGCTAGCTCGATAGATAGTTCATCTGGTGTCAGCTTGCCGTCGCCATCGGTGTGAGCTTGCTTTAATCCATAAATCAGCTTCATTTGTTTCAGATAAGTTTGCGTATCAGCATCCATATCATCACTAACCTTAGCCAGTCGAAATCTGACAACTTTTTTAAATTGCGTATCTTCATTCAGACCATCTAACATTGTTGTAAATCGTTCCCAACTAGAACTATCTCGATCTAAATCGATACCATATTGTTGTTGGAACCCAGCCTTGATTAACGATTCGTCTTCATCAAAATCAAAAGACCGCTTACCAGACTTGAGCACCTTAGCTCGAACCCGATCGCGGTCATTATTGATTTTTGTATTAAATATTTCAGACAGTAACTGACCCTTGTCCTCAAAACGTAGCTTGCTCGTATCGTCTAATACCAGCGCTTTTAAGCTGACTTCTACACGCTCTGGTATAGTGAGACCTTCATCCCGGATCGCTTTAAAATAGAGCAACACCATGCGAAATGAAAGGTCTAAACGATACCGATGTTTCCGAAATACGATGCTGTTAGTGTTTATCTCGGTAAAACTCATTGTTCATTCTTCCGCAATTCTGTAATGGACTGTAAGTACTTATCGCGATAATCGGAAATATCCGTATGTTGTTCTACGTTAACCATGATTTGAGCGACAACTTTAGCAAATACCACCATGGAATCATTGCAAGTATGATATAGTTTCTTGCCAGCATCTTTACCAAACATGCCATCAAGTAATTGATAAAAGCGTTCCTTAGCTTCAATCTTATATTTGTTCTGAATATCATCGTACATTCGCAAATAGCGTCGTTGTAGGACTTGTTTCTTATGATCTAATGCCGTCATTGGCTCATTAATCATATATTTTTCCAATTGAGCTTCTTTATCAGTTAACTCAACTGATCGATGATGTAACTCCTGCTGTAATTTCACCTCAGCCATTTTAATATCATTATATTGATCTGTAAAAACAGCAAACGATTTATCCGCAAAGCTCACCGTGTAACTCTTATCACCAATTTCAAAAGTCATACTGTCACTAGGAACCTCTAATTTAATTACATCACTCATGCTGGTACCTCCTAATATTTTTAGTGCTATGTATGACGGATTACTCCGCCACTTGCCTACATACTTGTTACCACTGCACCATCAGTTGTAGGCATTGCATTGATACTTGATGGTGCTACTATTTTGACGTGCCATCTGGTAAATTAGCTTTGACATGCAAGATAAGCGCATTTTGACATGGTGTATCTGCTAAAGCAGCTTTCATATCAGCAGCTTGTGTTTTTGCAATTAAACCTGGAGCAGCGTTATACGTCATAGTAGTTTTGAAACTACCATTATCATCAGCGGCACCACCACCATCATCAATATCGGTAAAGGTTCCCATCCCTGTTTCAATCATGTTAGGGGTAAGTGATCCATCATCTTCCTGCAACCATTGTACTTTCCGGAACATCCGTTCACGTTGACCGCCGGTTTTTTGCTTCATACCAGCAATATCATCTTGGGCCGGATTACCAATTGAACGGTCACCAGAAATATCATACGATGACGTTACCCCAGTCACTGTCTGCCGTTCCTGACCGCCACCATTATAATAAGCGGCAGATTTCTTCTTATCAGTATATTTAGGTGTGAAAGTTGTAATACCATCACCTAAGTACATCCAAGTAATCGTCTTGTCTGTCCCAGTCTTACCTACCCAATATTCATCTAAATAATTTTCTTGAATTGATCCTTGATAATTCTTATCGGTAGGATCATTTGTTGGCGTTGTAACATCAGCCATTTTGCATTCCTCCTAAATTAAATAATTACTTGTACACTAAAAGCGCCTTGATAGACGCCATACTTTTGAGCATCTTGACCATCGTCATCCTGAACAGTGGCTAGAAACTCCGGTGAGGTTGTCATCTTAGCGCTCATGAATTTGAAACTTCCATTCTCACTTTTGATTGATATCGGCGTTGCATTCTCCATGATGTCCATAATGGCACTGAGAGTGTTAATACAAACAATTCCGTGTGGATGTTTAGCAGTGATTGCAAATGCAAAACTACGGCGGCGGCGACCGTCATAATATCGCGTTGCCGGTCCAGCGGGTTGCAATGTATAACTCAGTGACATTCCAGGAGCATAGTCATTGCCAAGTGTTAACGTATCAAACAGCTTAACGTTAGCACTAATATAATTAGCAACCCGAACATCCAGATCAAGGTCAACTTGACTCACTACGTCGCCCCCAATCCGTGTGCCACGAGCGCTGCCCAATTGTGACCATTAACCAAATAGGCTTTATCAACCCAACCCTTTTGCGCTAACGCATGCTTAGTGTGGTTATAATTCAAAGGCCGATTCGTCACTACTTTGTGATAGCCTCTCCGCTGACCCATTGTATCAGGTGCCTTCACCATTACTTTACCACCGTACATATAGGCCGCATACGGTTCTGTCCAAACAATAGTAACGCCAGTACCGGTTTGAATTCTCGATACATGGCCAGCTAAATAACCATTTAGAAATGGCACATATTGGTCAGAATCACGCACAATCACATCTGCTAGTCGGTTTGTCAGCACATTAAGATTATTCAAACGTGTAACTAATGGTGACAAGTCTACTTTGTTAGTCATTGCAGCACCCCTTCCCAATGATGAACATGCGTACCGAAATCATAAATAGGATCAAGACTCTTCACGATTAGCGATTGGTGAGTACTTTGTACTTCAACCTTGTCGTTAATCTTGGGCAACCTATCTAGTGGCGTCGAGTTAGTTGAATCCACAATTAGTGTATAGGCCCCGGTGACAACCTGTGCACTAGCATTACCACCAACGGATTGAACCGACACTGAGGTTGCAGGTTCGACTCGTACATGTCTAATCGTGTAGTCATCAGATCCATTACTATCTGAGCTTATAATCCATGAATCCTGTTTGGCTTTATTAGCGTCGTAGGGTGTCACTTTGATGGCATCATCTAACAACTCGATGGGAATTGGATCAATAATATCATCCATTTAATGCACCCCACGATACAATAGGCCAGTTGGTCGTAAGTAGTTGATTGCCGCATTGGAGCGTTGTGCCGTACCACGTGGCAGCGTTGTGGGCGCTGATTTCTCATAACTAAATTTGCCTATCGTTACATGACTAATCCCTTTAGCCGATTGTTTAGCGTTAGCTAGCTCTTCAACCCCACCAGAATCAATAAACCATTCAATCTGAGCGCAGACAGCCTTCTTCACGTTAATTCGGTCAGCCTCAAGTGGCAAATCATCAAGATTATGCGAATCGAAATAATAATTTGCGTATTGATTGACCATCTCTTCGGCTCGCATTTCCAAACGTCCAAAATTTATAATTACTGGTACTTGCTCGCCAAAATAAGTGTTAGCGTAAAAATCTTGATCTACTATCGGCATCTAATCACCTCTAACCAGCAGTTACATTGGCACCATCAGTGGTTGCTGCAGCTTTAACATTTTGTGGATCAGCGGGCTTGGCAGCAAGAACCGTAAATCCCAGAACATCTACCTTGTCACTCACTTGGCTACCGTCCACATAGGCAACCTGATAGTCACCAGTAGCGACAACTGTGCCAGCTGCTAAGCCAGTAATTGCCACACTGGTTGCATCACCAGTCGCAATTGCCGTTTCGTTGCCCTTTTGATAAGCATTCAACACTTTAGCCATTCTACATTCCTCCTAATTTTAATTGCCTACTTTGCTGTGATCTTCGCACCGTCATTCGTAGGCATTACTTTAACATTAGACGGTGGCATTATTTTGACGGCGTATCAGATGCCACAGCTTTACCCTTATTGGATTTTTTAACCGTAGCATCCTTAGTGCTGGTTACGTTTTGGTTAATAACAGTACCGCCTTCGACATCAAATGGATTAATGACTAACAACTTAGTGTCATCATAGATTGCAACACCATAATGTTCATCGGCATTAAACTTAGTGATCTTATGATCCATATCGCGACCCTTTTCAGAGAGAACATTCCGCTTCATGTAGGTACGCATTGCACCCGGCTTAACTGCCACAGCGGAGCCTTCTTTGATCTTACGTGACCGCACAATTTGCCATCCGAGTAACTCACCAAATGTGCCATTAATCAAGATGTTGTCGCCTAAATCAGTTGCTCGCGTCCAGTTCTCAGCAGCAGCCTTACGTAGTTTATTGACATCTTTAGGGTTCATAAACAAGACGCCGGTGGTCGGTGAATCATCTTCTACCGCGTATTCACTCGTATCATCATTAAATGCAGCTTCAATTGCATCAACCATATCCAATGACGTAACATCAACGCCAGTGCTTAGCGTAAGCCGTGCTTTCATTGCAGTAGCCAAGATGTCATTGTCAATCTTAGATGCGATTGCCATCGTAATTTGTCGCTGGCCTTCGCCTACTGGATCTCCGTATCCGGATAGAGCGGCTTCGTCAGTAATCTTGACACCTTTACCTGCTTTCTTAATCGTGAACATGTCGGTGTCTGTTGCTAGTCTGGCATAATCAATAGCGCCACCTTCATCGACATCCGTCGCATCTCCGATATACTTGTATCGAGGTACGGTTACATCAGTGCCTGGTCGACCTTCAAGTGTAGTGTCAACAGGTGCAATAGCACTAAACCGGATTGCCTTAGGCAATTTAGCGCTAATCATCGCAGTCATAACTTGTGGATCAATCAGGTTATCTAATACAGTTGTTTCATCTGCCATGTGTTATTTCCTCCTAATTATTTGTTAGTTTTGTAACAGCTTGCTTGTAAACATCAGGGTGCTCTAGTTTCAGTTTTGCAGCTTCACCATAGCTAATCTTTGACAAATCTGGCACCGCAACGTTACCTTGACCACCGCTAAGGTTCTGACCAGCAACGGCTGTTCCTTGTGCGGCTTCTGCACCTTTAAACGATGGGTTCCGTGCCAAAACACCTGTTAATGCCTCATCGATTGTTTTAACGCCATTAGCTTTATTCACCAAGTCGGCTTTAGCGAGCGCCAGCGCATCACTCAGATGGTCAGCATCAACTCCTTGTTTAAGAGCAGCTACTTGAGCTTCTGCAGTGTCAGCACGACTGGTTTCTTTTGCAAGCTTACTGGTAGCCTTGTCTAACTCACCGGATTTAGCCTCCAATGCACTCTGATTAGCCGCCACATCTTTATTATGCTGTTCGACGACACCTTTCAAGTCATCTTCGTTATCGAACCCAAGTGACTTTAATAATTCGGTACGCGCTTCTGTGGCTACCTGTTTAGTATCAATTGGCGTAGGAGTCGGTACTGGATCAGTAACCGGCACTGGTTCAGGTGTTGGAACTGGATTATCTTCTGCCAT